ACGATTGACACTTCTGATATTCTGATTCAGGTTTCAGACCGACAAAGATCATGCCAAAAGGCGGTAAACGGGCGGGCGCGGGACTCCCTTTATTTTATAAGTTCCCGAAAACCATCGAGAAAGAGGTGGAGCGCGAACGGCTCCGCCAGATGGTCGTCGCTGAACTCGAGCCGATGGCGAAAGCTCAGATTGCCCATGCCAAAGGCGTCAGTTACATGGTGCTCCGACATCCTGATGGGACCTTCGCTCGTGCCACTGATGTCAACCAGATCGATGCCGCGTGTGCGGTGGGGGCGAGTGCGTTTCAGATCTTCACGCAAGCGCCCAATGTGCAGGCGTTCTCCGACCTGCTCAACAGAGCGCTCGATAAGCCGGCGGAGCAAGTCAAGGTCACAGGCGACGATGGCGGACCCGTTGAGTTCGTGTTCCGGTGGCGAAAGTAGCCGAAATCGAAATCCCGTATAAGCCGCGGAACTGGGCGCGGCCCTTTCATGACTCGTTTCAACGCTGGGCGGCGATTGTGCTACACCGTCGGGCCGGCAAGACGACTGCGACCCTCAATCATCACCAACGCGCGGCGATCGATGATGCGTGGGAAGCCACCAGGCTACGGCATATTGAGCCGAAGTTTACCGACGCAGAAATTGATGAACTGTTGCAGCATCGGCAATACGGGCACATTCTGCCGCTGCTCGGACAGGCCAAGTCCGTCGCGTGGGAGCCGCTGAAGCGTATTGCGAGTGTGATTCCGCACGCCAACCCCAACGAATCTGAGCTTTCCATTAAATATCCGCGGGCACCGAAGAAAAGCCGTGTCGTGGTCCCGATCACCGGTCCGCTCAACCCCGACGCGAATAGCACGACAGTCCGGTTGTTTGGCGCGGATAACCCTGATGCCTTTCGTGGCTTGCCGTTCTCGGGCGTGGCGTACGACGAATACAGTCAGCAGCCGCCCAATATTCACGGCGAAGTCGTCTCGAAAGCGTTAGCCGACCATCTCGGCTATGGCATCTTTGAGGGCACGATTAAGGGGAAAAACCAGCTCTTTCGCACGTATGAAGCCTCAAAGCACGATGCGAGTTGGTTTACGCTCTGGCAAGATGTGGACAAAACGCTCGCGACGGAAGACGGAGCGACCATTACGGCGATTCGCCGGGCGATGGCGGACGACCTCGACCAAATCGCCAAAGGGCTGATGTTGCAGTCGGAATACGATCAGGAGTGGTATTTGAGCCCTTCGGCGGCGATTAAAGGCGCGTATTACGGCAAGCTGCTCGAGCAGGCCATCAAAGAGCGGCGCGTCGGGCCGGTACCCTACGACCCTGCGCTCCCGGTCTACGATGTCTGGGATCTTGGGAAAGGCCCGCGCATGTCGGTGGGAATGTTCCAGCGGTTTGGCCGACAGATGCAGATGATTGATTATCACCAGGGCATCGAAAGTGACGGCCTACCGCAAGTGATTGCCGAACTCAAACGCCGCCCGTATGTCTGGGGAAAGCATTTTGCGCCCCACGACATCAAAGCGACCGACATCGGCACGGGGAAAACCCGTCTCGAGACCGCGGCCGCGCTCCAATGGCCGTTTATCGAAGTGCCCGATATTGGCGTGGATGATGGGATTAACGCAGGCAGGCTGTTGTTTCCGCGGCTGTGGATTGATGAGCAGAAGTGCCAGCCCTTCATCGATGCGATCGGGGAATATAAACAGGAGTGGGACGAGAAGAAGGGTATGTTTCGCGATGTGCCCTACCACAATTGGGCGTCCCATCCGGCGGATATGTACCGGTATGCGGCCGTTGCTGAAGAGCAAATGACCAACGACCGACCGAGACCGCAGCAGCCACAGGCGCGGCCGATGGTCGGCCCCACGGCCTGGATGGGCTAGATGACGTATTTCGAGTGCGATGAGTATACGACGCTCAATGTTGGAGACACGGTGACGTTTCCAGATCTCTATAAGCCGGCTCCCTTGTGGCGCCGGCTGTGGTTTTGGGTGAGACGAGAGCCGTATCCGTACGAATTGCAGCCGTATGTAATCGCCAGCACGGTCTCTTATCCACCAGACCCAGGCGGCTACATCGGGATCTCGCTGCCAAAATCTTGACAGGCTGACCAACTCCGCGTATTGTGTGTGTCAAATCTCTGACGCCACGATATGTTGAGTGCTGACGAGCAGGATCGTGTGACCCGCGAAGCCATCAAGCAGGCATTTCGCTTCGCAGAGCTCGCCAAAACCGTCCCTGATCCCCTGCTGCCAGTGCCCGATCCGTGGCCGTTCAAGCTCACCGAAGACGATAAAGCCTTCCTGCGGTCCCTGCCGTATCCGATTAGCCCCGCATGAGCGACGGTCCGACCGGTCCGGTCTACCCCGATTGGGAAGTGATTCAGGGCGAAGCCTTCTACGTGAACCGGATGACCTCGGATGCCAGCTACCTCACGCGAACAGCGACCCTGCCGCCTCCGGTGCCGCATCCATTTCCCACGTGTGACTGTAGTGCGTGCGAGATTCGCCGGCTGAAGGATCAGATTCAGCAACTCACGCGGGAACGAGACGAGGCGCTTGCGCGTGGCTAGCCGCGAAGAGAAAGAACACGCCCAAGCGCTGGAGCGGTTCAAAGTCACCGCCCAGGCTGAAACGAATCAACGCAAACGCGAGCTCGAAGATCTGAAGTTCGCCGATCCGATTGACGATACGGACCAGTGGCCCAAGGATGCCCTGGATTCCCGCGCGGGACTGCCTGCCGCCGGTACCCTGCCCGCAGTGCCTGCGAGACCGGCGCTCACCATTAACGAACTGAAGCAACCGATTCAACAGGTCCAGCAACAGCAGCGGCAAGCGCGGCTCGGGATCAACTTCGCGCCGGAGGGCGCCGATGCGTCGCTCGATGATGCGGAAGTCTTTGAGGATGTCGCGCGGGCGATTCAGACGGATTCTCGAGCGCATCTGGCGCGCAACTGGGCGTTCGATCGGATGATCAAGTGCGGGCGGGGGTTCTACCGGATCGAAACCGACTACGTGAACGATCAGACGTTCGACCAGAAGATCGTCTATAAGCGCATCAAGAATCAGTTCTGCGTGTACTTCGATCCCTTCTGTCAGGAACCTGATTTCTCCGACGCGCAATGGTGTTTCATCACGCAGGACATGCCGTGGAAGGAATACGTCCGGACCTTCGGCAAGTCGAAACTGTCGTCGTGTGAAGATGAGGAATTGACCGCGATTGGGGATCAGCATCCGGGCTGGATTGCCGAGACGGACGAAGGCAAGACGGTGCGGATTGCGGAGTACTACTACTTCGACCTCAAGACCGATACGCTGGTCGCGATTCAGACGGATCAAGGACCGAAAGCGATTCTCAAGAGCGTGCTCGGGGAGGCGTACTCGAAAGACCTGGTGCTGAAGCGCAAAGACGGCACGCCGTTCTCACGGCCAGTCGAAACGCGGCAGTTGTGTTGGGCGAAGATGAACGCCGTTGAGTTTTTGGAGGAAGAGGAACGCGACGGGAAGTACATTCCGGTGATTCCGGTGATGGGCGATGAATCGAACATCAACGGGGATAGTCGGTATACCGGGATTGTGCGGCCGGCGATCCACGCGCAGCGATTGTTCAACGTCGAAGCGTCCTCCTTGGCCGAAGCGGTGCATCTGGGACCGATCGCGCCGTTTATCGGGTATGCGGAGCAGTTCGAAGGCTACGAATCGTGGTGGGGGCAGCTCAATACGCGCAGATTTCCGTATCTGCCCGTGAATCCGGCGCGCGATCCGGCCTCAGGCGTATTGCCGTTGCCAGAGCGGAACACCGCGGAACAGCCGATTCAAGCGATTATGGTGTCGCTCCAACAGGCGCGCACATATGTGCACGACACGACGGGGATTCCACCGGTGGCGCTCGGCCAGTTGGACCCGCAACAGCGAAGTGGCAAAGCGATTCTGGCTCTGCAGAAACAATCCGAACTCGGGACCTCAGGGTATCTCGATAACTTGGCGTCATTGTCGCTCGTCCTCGAGGGCAAGATTCTGCGGGACTTGATTCCGATTGTGTACGGCCAGAAAGGGCGACTGGTCCCGGCGCAGGGCGAAGACGACGAACGCCGCATGCTGGTCATGAAGCAGCCCTTCGTGATGGGACCCAACAAACAACCGGTGCCGGCGCAACCGGGCCAACAACAGGCGCAGATCATCGATTTGGAAAAGGGCCAGTATGCGGTTTCAGTCACCGTTGGGAAGTCGCACACCACGAAGCGGCAAGAAGCGTCAGAGCAGATGATGGAGCTCGCGCAGGCCGCGCCGGAACTGGTGCCGAAGTTTGCCGATCTGTGGGTCAAGAATATGGACGGGCCGGGCTTCCGGCAGATTGCCGATCGGCTGAAACCGCCCGATGACGGCCAGATGGACCCGCAGCAAGCGCAAATGCAATTGGAGCAGATGAAACTCCAGATGCAGGAATTGCAGCAGTTGGCGGACAAGAACATCACCGACCTCAAGAAGACGCAGATTCAGCAACAGGCCGAAACCGAACGCGCGGATCTGGAAGCGCAGACCAAGATCAAGATTGCGGGCCTCCAGGCCGAATCGTCGGTCGCGGTCGCGGAGTTGAAAGTGGGGCTCGATGACTTTGCCACGCGGTTGAGTCACATGGAAGCGTTGATTGGGCACGCGCACGAAA